AACCGTCTGCAAGTGCTATGGAAACAATGCGGACCAGTTCGGGAGATTTTGCCGCGCCATCAAGGCGCAGAGCGTCACAAGCTGAAAAGAAATTCGGTTTCTTTCCTAAACGGAATGACCGGCTGGGTGCTCGGTGCTCACTCCAAGACCAACCTTCAAAGGAGATCGATTCGATGGCTGATCGGTGATGAGACATGGCGCTGGCCATCAGGTCACATGGCCGAGGCCGAGGCGCGGGTCACCGCCTTCGGGTGGTTGGGAAAAAGGTTCTTCGTATCGCAGGCCGGCGAGACCGATGACGACACCGATCGAAAATTCAAATCGACCGACCAGCGCGAGTGGTGTTGGCGATGTCCAAGTTGCGGGACGACGCAGCCTTGGAGGTGGGAGAACATCGAGTGGAGCAAGGACGCCAAACTTGATGATGGTGGGTGGGATTTTGAAAGGGTGCGCGAGACCACCGAAATGTTCTGCGAGTGCGGGAAGAGATTCCCGGACGCCGATCGATCACGCCGTGAGCTGAACGACCCTCGTAACGGCGCGCGTTATGTCGTGCAAAATCCCGGAGCGGCTAAATCGAATGTTGGTTTTCACTGGAACGGGTTATGCGCTGGATCATGGGGCAACCTCGCCGAGATTTACCTTCGGGCGAAAGCGACAGCACGGTACGGTGACATCGATCAGCTCAAAATTTTCTGGCAAAAGCGTCTCGCTCTTCCGTTCACCGAGTACACCGAGGATTTCTCGATCAAGCCGACTGATAGCGGGTATGCAAGAGGCGAATTGCTCTGGGGCAAGGAAGGCGCGATCATCGCTGGCAAGATCCGCCTGCCCGATGAGGATGATGAACCTCCGGTGCGGCTGCGGGTGATGACCGTCGATGTCCAGATGGATCACTTTTGGTGGTTGATCACCCAATGGAGCCCCGATGGATCGAGTCGCCGGATCGACTGGGGAACGGCCCACACCTGGGAAGAGTTGCAGGAAAAGCAGGAAAAATACGGCGTTTCGTCCTCATTGGTTGGCGTCGATGCCGGTTTCAATAGCTACGAGGTCTATCAGCGATGCGCCGAGCATGGATGGGTGGCGCTGATGGGTGACCGCAAGGCGACATGGACTCACCGACTCAAGCAACGCCTCGGCGTCGGCGTCCGGGTCAAGTCATTGGAGAGATTTTACTCGCCCAAGAGGTCAATTCATGTCGCCGCCGGCAAGACCGCGCAGATGTTTTATTGGAGCAACCTCAACATCAAAGACGCAATGGCTCGGATTCGGCGCAATCAAGATCCAGCGCGCGGTCCAACATGGGAGGTTCCTACCGACGCCTTCACCGAGGCGGACAACGACGAAAAGAAGATCGCCTACCTAAGCCAACTGGAATCCGAGATGCGGATCAAGGATGGCGACCGCTGGCAATGGACGCGGATCCAAAAGCGGCCGAACCACCTTCTCGACTGCGAGGCGATGGCGACCGTGTTTGCCTTCATGCTTAAAATACTTGGCCGCGAGACCGAGCAGGAAGCTGCCGAAGATTGACAACTTGTCAGAGGGCATGGCGGCCCTCGACATGACGACAGGTTTTTCCACCGAAGAGGTGGTCGAGATCCTCGAAGAGAACAAAAAGACACTGAAGAAGCTCATGATCAGCTTCCAAGAGTCTGGATCGCAGATCACTTACAAGCGCCTCGATGATACCAAAGAGATCATCGCGGCTTGCCAGCACGCTCTCCGCAAGCTCGACCCGATCACCTACGGCAAAACCCGCCGCACCTGTCAGTCAACTGCCGGTAATTTCTAACATGAACCTGCTGCAAAAAATCACCAAGTCCGCCGCTTTAGCCTTCGGATGGTCGCCGTATGAGAGCGTCAACCCATCGCCGGTTCGCCAGCGCCTGCCCGCCGCAGCTCCGCAAGACCACCGCAAGGAGGCAACGCCACTGGTACGCAACGAACTCATCAAAGGGAGCCGGTATTTGATGAAAAACAGCGGCTTCGCCCGCGAGATGGTCTTCGATATGGCCGTCTATTCGGTCGGCGATGGTCTCAAGATCCAGCCAAAGACCGAAGACCGTGAATGGATTGCCGGCGCGCTCGACTACTGGGAGGAATGGTCGAATCAGTGCGAGGTGACGGGACGATTCTCCCTTTCCGAGTGCGAAATGCTCATCTGCCGCGCGATCGACGAAGACGGTGATATTTTCGTCCATCTTACCCGCGTTGAAGGCCGCCCGGTGATCCAACTCATCGAAAGCCACCGCGTTAGCGGTGGGAATAACGATGGCACGGTCGATGGCATCCGTTTCGACGGCTATGGCCGACCAGTTTCGTACAATGTGAAGCAGGATGACGGCACTTTCATCGAACTTCCGGCCTACTCGGTGCTCCATATCTTCGATCCAGAGCGAGCATCATCGGCTCGGGGAGTGCCATCACTGGCACATTCGATCAATCACATCCGCGATGAGATGGAGCTTTTGGCGCTCGAAAAGCACGCGCTCAAGGATCATGCCGACAAATCGTTCGCGATCACCACGCAGAATGGCGAAATCGACAGCAATGATGGTTTTGGCGGACTGGATATTGACTCAGGCAAGGCCGAGGACAATCCACACAGTGACCCGACTGCACTGCAAAAGATCGTCGGCGGCAAATGGGTGGCACTCAAGCCAGGCGAGGAGCTCAAACCCTTCGAGTCCAACCGCCCATCGCCCACCTTTACCGGATTCCTCGATCACCTTCGCCGCGATTCGGCGCTTGGTGTGGTGCCATACGAGTTCACCGCAGATTCGAGCAAGATAGGCGGCGCTGGCGTCCGCATGGTGGTCGCCAAAGCCGATCGCCGATTCTCTCACCGCCAAAACATCCTCATCCGCCGCTTCCTCACGCCTGTCTGGAAATTCGTCATTGGCGACGCCATCACTCGTGGCGAGATCCCGCTGATTGCAGGATGGTGGAAGATTTCCGTCGTCACCCCGCGCCGCGTCACCGTCGATGCTGGTCGGGAGTCGCTTCAAAACCGCGAAGATGTGAAGGCTGGTCTCAAGACCCTCTCCGATCACTTTGCCGAGCTGGGCATGGACTTCGAGGAGGAAGCCGAACGCCGCGCACGCGACATCGCACACCTTCAAGAACTCGCCAAGAAATACGACATCCCGCTCCAGATGCTGTTCGCATCGGGAGTTGCCACCCCGCCGGTCGAAGCGCCGACTGGGCCTGCGAAGTGATGGGGAATTGACACCCCACGCATCGCGTGAACGCACGCGATCTCATTTTGACACAGGAGCCGTGGGCCATCGCCCCGGAGGCAATGGACGGCATCATCGGTTTGGCCATGGATATGGCCGCCGGCAAACTCTTCACGCTACCGCAGAGCGAGGCACCGCAGTCGATCATGAGCGTCGCCGATGGCGTTGCCACGATCTCGATCACTGGCCCGCTACTACCGACCACCGACGAGTGGGATCGCGTGATGATCGGTGCGACGAGTCTCGATGAAGTTCGCTCCACCGTTGAAAGCGCCGCCGCTGATCCAGCGGTCACATCGATCGTCCTCAACATCGACTCTCCTGGCGGAACCGTCCGAGGTACTCCCGAGGCCGCCGATGCGATCTACGAAGCCAGCAAGGTCAAGCCGGTGTCGGCGCACACCTCCGGCACGATGGCATCCGCTGCCTACTGGCTCGGTTCGCAAGCGACCAGCGTCTCGATGACGCGCTCGGCATCGGTCGGATCCATCGGCGTGATGGTCCCGCACATCGACCAAAGCAAACGCGCCGAGATGCTCGGCGTGAAGGTCGAGCTTTTCACCACCGGGAAGTTCAAAGCCGCCGGTTTCCCTGGCACCTCGCTCACCGAGTCGCAACGCGAGCTGATCCAAGAGCGGATCGATCAAGTCTTCGGCGAGTTCAAATCCGCCGTCACGCGCCAAGGTCGGAAGATCCCCGCCGAGGCGATGCAAGGGCAGTCATTCTACGGCCCGCAGGCCGAGTCGCTTGGCCTCGCCACCGTGGTGCGCAGTGCTTCGCAAGCAGGCAAAGCCGAATCCTCTCCGCTTCGCGCAGTTGACACTGCGGGAGATGGCATGAGCGAACAAGTCGCCAGCACCCCATCCGAAGAAGTCGTTGCATCGGTCGAGACCGTTGTTGCGGAAATCGCAAACGA